TTTCAGAGACGGTATATATGATGTTGATGTAAAGGGAAGGACAGTAGTTGATGTCGGTGCGGGGATAGGAGATTCGTCAATTTATTTTGCGTTGAACGGTGCAAAGAAAGTCTATGCGTTTGACGTCAACACGACTTACTTAGAGAAGAACATAAGGGAAAACGATCTAAAAGACGTTGTTGAGCCAGTTCGTTGTGAATGCGGGCTTTCGAATAATTTAGATATTATAACGCTGAAATACAATATTCCTTCTGGGTCTGTACTTAAAGTAGATTGTGAAGGGTGTGAATACGATTTCTTTAGTACTGCTCCACCACGTTGGATAAATAGATATCATACAATTATTATAGAATATCATAACGGCGTTCAACATCTTGCAGATCTACTTAGAGCATCAAGGTTTAACGTTACGATTAAAGGAAACAGGAAGATCGGCTTGATATATGCAAGGTGATATGGGATGAATCAGTATGATACACGAATAGCCCAATTACGTTTCTTCGCATCCTTTTCCGTCGCTTTATATCACCTATGGACTCTTCAATTAATCCCCCTTGTGTTGTTTCGTCCTGGTTGGTTGGGCGTTCCCCTATTTTTCGAGTTATCGATTTTTCTGCTCCTTAACAGGCTCGATGCAAATCCCTCACTCACTCATTACTTCAAAAGGAGGGTGAGGAGGATATGGCCACTTTATTTTCTCGCCGTCGTCGTAGTATTCTTAGCCGACAGATATGTGCTCCACATGGACGTGACATATTACGACTTGATACTCCATTTTACGTTCGTTTCCTTCGTCCTTGTACCGTTTTCCTTCCAATATCTCTTCTGGTCTCTCCAGCTGGAGGAATGGATGTACTTAGCCATCCCCTTCGTCCATCGGATGAGCGATAAAGCAAAATTTCAAACAGCTGTTTTATTGATTTTTACATCGTTTTTCTACAGCCTCTTCATCGTCTTCCTCCCCTACAACGAGTTCCGCTTACTTTACTTCATGCCTCCATTCTGGTTAGGGGCATACGGGTGGGGGATAATTGCTTACCTTTTGAAGAAGAAACAGAAAGGTGTATCAGCCAACAAAAAAGCGAAATATTTCATACTAATACTTTACGCTCAATATGTTTTTACTGCACTGATATCTTCCTCTAACGAATTTGTATATGAGTTCTTCACAAGGTTCCTGATTTACAACTTGGCGTTACCCGCTTTCGCCTTCCTTATCATTAACCCACCCAAGGTACTCAGTCGCGTGACGGTCTTCCTTGGAGAGGTAAGTTATGGAGTTTATTTGTGGACTTTACTATTTCAGGAACTTTTTGGGATAAGTGGAATACTTTACGGCATACTGACCGCTATCGCAACTGAGTTCCCACTGAGAAAAAGAGAAATAATAAGTAGGTTGAGTTCCCACTCAGCTCTATAAAAAAGTTTCACATCCTCGCAATAATGTATAGGTAGTCTTCTCTGAGTTGTTTATATTTTACGTAAGCTTCATCTGGTAATAATCGTGGGGTGTATACTACATGTGCAAAGTTCTTTTTCAGCTCGTTCTTCAGTAGAAGCCCGACGTTGATACTGTTGTAATCCCTAAGCGGGTGTTTAGTTTTCAACAATTTCCCTGTGATGTCTACAACGTTCTTATATACGTGCGACTCAGACGTCGTCATCGTCCGTGGTACTACTGTTACAGCATAAGACGATGGCATGGCTTTCATCAGCACACCAGACAGTCTCGTTTCCGACGGTATAGTCATAAGCACGTTGCTAAACTTTATCGCCCACGTCTGTGCGTATTTATGTATCTTTTCTAGCCTCAATCTATCCATTTTTCCTACCTGTTTGCCGAACCCTATCCCAGCGTCGTCTATAATTATCATCGGGATCTTGCTTATTCCGTAATTTTTCATCGCCTCGATCAGGTCGTCGAGCTGTAAGGGGTCGATGATAATGTGTGCGATGGCGACGTCCCAGTCGCCGTACAGTGCATATGCGAGCCACAACGCTAATGAGGATTTGCCTCCCCTAGCCTCCCCGCTGATGATCGTCGTTTGACCCGTGTCGATAGGGACAGGTCTGATTTTCATGAACTTGTGTTCCTTTCTGTCTATCGCGATTTGGTATATTGTATGCATCATGAGAACCGTTAGGTCTGCAATACCTTCCATGTAATATTTTCTAGACAGATCAATGTACTGCTTCTCCATGTATGGGAAATCGATGAACTTTACATTGCCCTCATACACCTGTGTGTAGTATTTATCGAACATCGGCAATAACGAGTTGTAATCTACCTTCAGGAGTGCCTCCTCTGGGTTTGTGTCGTTTAACTTTATGTAATCATTTATTTGCATCAACTCCCACCTTCTCCATTATTTCTTTTTTCAAAAGCTCATAATCTTCAGGCTTCCAAACCTTAATTATGCTGTAGTGGTCTTTCTGACCTCTCTCGAACACGACGGGTTTGGGCAATTTAATTTTCACCGTACTTACTTTTTCCGCGGGATATACATATTTTATAATAAGGTTCTGGTCGTCAAACTGTAAATCGTAGACCTTCTTGGGGAGGAAGAGTAAATTGGTCACGTTGTATGTACGTTCTTCTTTAGCTAATTTGACCACTATCTTTTCTGGAAACAGTAAAACGTTGTATATGCCCTTCTTTTTCACGTTTATTGTTACCGTAGTCCTGGATTTCCTTTTGGCTTCAGGGTCGTTGCAATCTGCTTGGTATAATTCGTAAACGTCATCTCCTATTTCCTTGACCTTATAGCACTCCCAGGGAAACGAATATATCTTGACGTCATGGTTATGGGTCTTTACTCTCCTTATTTTTTTCTTGTAGCCTTTCATATGTATAAACTTAGCATATTTGCTTTAAATTACTGAACTACATAACGCCCTTCCAAGACAACCGATCAAAAGTTAAATAAATATACTAACCTAATTAGATTGGTAACTATGTTAGATAACCTTTCTCTCCTTTTAGAAAAATATTCCCCTGTCCGCTTAGAGGAGATGCGGGATTATCTAGCCAAACAATATGAGGAGAATTTGTTCGAGATATATTGGGGTATGCTGATGTTAGTCCTAAATGAAGATAAAGAGCCAGAAATACTCTCAAAAGAAGCTGAAAAAATAAGGAAAGATTTTGGATTTATGTTTGATGATGACGGGACTATAGAAGAATATGTTAATACGGTAATGAACGGGTTACAAAAACTTATTGATGAATTAATGAAAAATGAAGAGGAGTTCTACAACGAGGCATTAAATTCCGATAACCCTAATTTCCTAATAACCACTTATTATTCGTTGTATTTACGCTTCGTAACAAAAGTATACTTAAAACTACAGACTGTCACAAAAACAACAAAAGATTCTAGGATTAAAGATATATTCAATATCGCTAATTTTCTAGTAGGATTTTTCGGGATGCCTATATTACTCTATATAAAGAAAAAAGAAGTATTCCCTTATATATCTGAACTAAGCGTAGTATTATTACACGCACTAGTTGCCGATAGGACACCTGTACCGTCGAAGGACTCCTTAGGATATTATCTATTTTTCAAGATCCACGGAAGGTGCTGAAGGACTAATACACAAACCGTGGTGCTAAAACATATGTTTTTTAATACACGAACTCAAATAATCTTCTTATGGGACTGATTGGTTCCCTGGCAACTGTATTTTATAAGATCAACGAGGGTATAATATATTCGACTTTTCTCGTCGATTTACTTGTAACGTTGATTAATTTCAACGAATACTCAACAAACCCCGCACTCGGAAATTATATATCGTTATTACTGTCGTTCAACTTGGTGCTGTACCTGGAACATATTCTGGGGAGTATATTTCAGAGCGGTGGCATACTAGTAGGAGGGGCAATAGCAGGGCTTGCTACTATTTCTGCGTTATTCACAAGGAATTACCTCTTGAACTTGTCACAGCAGGAAATGAGTACTATGCAAATAATCTTTATTTATTTACTGCTTCAGTTCATTTTCAACAGCTTCGAGAGCATTTTAGTGTATTTCACCGCTATACTCATACCTATGACGTCCAGCATATCGTTGCCGTTCATCGCCCCACCATTACAGCTGTTTGTCCATGACCTCTCGTTAATTATTGATTTCATAGCATCGTTCGGAGAAGTGATGAGCATAATATACGTCCTTATGGCAACAGGAATGTGGAGCGAGATGTAAAAATAGACATTATAAGTGGTATGGTGCAATATTTAATAGGGGATCCAGAATGGTGGAAACACAAATCGATGAGCAGAAAAAGATCCTGGAGAGGATGCATAGCAGAGTAGATTATATCATGAACGCTTACAAGGAATACCTAGACGCGTTAGCAGAGTATGACAGAACTGGAGTGTTGAAAATTCACGGAAGAGTTCTTTATGTAAAAGAACATAAAAACCAAGAGTGAGAGACTAGTGAAAGTGTTAATACCTCAAACAGCAGTTTTGTGAGCTATAGTTTAATGTAGGCTGGGCTTGTTTTTCCCTTCCCCCACCATCAGCTTTATTTGCTGTAATTCTAGGAATATAATATGATTACCCAAAAAGAAATGGTTTCGGCAATTTATAACTGTGTTAAGAAACATGAAAAACACCTCGTAGACGAGAAGGCTTTTTTGATTTCTCTTTCTGTAGGAATCCCTATAGACGATTTTTACGAAATTGATGATCACCTTACTTATCGTGGTCTGATAAACAGTTATATTGCTGACTGCGAAAGTTATTTGTCTACAATAGATAAATACGATGAGAAAACAGTTTTAGAGGCTTCTCTGCACATGTTTAACTTAATAAGGAGAGGAGTGCGTGGGAAGTTAAACGAGAAAGCCTCAAAATTGCTCTCGGAACTTAATATATTCCATGGATAGGTTTTCTGCAAAGTATGTTGTAAAAGAAATAGATAAGAACAAACAAAACAGAAAAGAAGAAAAACTAATTTTAGTCTTCTTCTAGCTTATCAATTTTTTTCAAACATAATTTGAAGCTTCTGCATACATAGTACATCACTAATCCCGTTGATCCGTTATACTGCTCCAGCAGATACACCTTTTTAGTTTTAGACTGAAGTTGTAACACAACTCTATAGACTGAATAATATGTCCTCGGGTAGTATTTTGCTGTATATAGTAGCTCAATATCTGCTTGAATTTCACTGCACTGACCTGTAGACTGGTTATATTTGTTCTCTACATCGACGTCGATTTTATTATTGCTAAATTTCAGTGAAACGACTTCGTCATCTATATTTAAGAATACTGAGTTCCCGCATAAGAACCCTATCTGACGCATTCTGACCCTGCTTATTCTCTTAGCAGATCTGTATTTAAGCTATGCAACAAGTTGAGCAAAACCTTGTGACACAAAGCCGTAGGTGGTGGGGTGGGTGATGACATAGAATCCTAAAACAGCTGTTTGACAGTGCGAAATAATAAAAAAACACTGACCTTAGACCTTAATACCCAGTTCAGATAATAGCTTTTTCTCTCTATCGGTAAACTTCACTTCTTTATTAGCGTAATAATACCACAATTTAACGCTCACATCCCTAATAGTTTTTTCGTCGTAAGAAGAGAAGATCTTAACATATTGGCTACACTCACCTTTTGCGTCCTCTAATTTATCGAAATAAGCAACATAATCAGTATCAGGTGCGAAAAACTCTAAATCGTCCCCCTTAGCTGAAGCTATTAGAAAAGCCATTGAATTCACTAATTTATGATCGTTAAAATGCTCACTTAAACAGTTTATGTAGGAAGAAATCCTCCATCTATCGAGTGATAGCATTTAAGGTTCCCCATTACACTCTTCTCGCAGAAGTATATAAACTTTCTGCACAACATGTTATGAAGAAAGAGCGGGCTGGGCGTCGTGCTAAACAGAACTCAAACAGCTGTTTGAGAGAAAAAAGCATAAAAAAACGGGCTGGCTTTTAACCGTACGTTGCTTGCAAATAAGCAAATAGACCCTCGCATTCCTCTTCGGAATGCGAGGGCGAATTGAAAAGAAAATAATATGTATCTGGGGAATAGCCCCGTAAATTATAATTGTTTTGCAATAATTCCAAACAGTTCGTCATTTGGGGCTCACCTCAGTGTTGAACTACCCATTCATCTTCTACTACAATATTTTTAACCCTAATTAAACCCTTATAAGCGGACACGCGGTAGGGTTCTCCATTCTTGGCTGGAGGGAGTATGACTCCCTCCAGCTTGGATTTCTTCAGTAATTCCTCAGCTTCTTGCCTCGAATTTGTAGTTCCCAAGCTCTCCATATAAAATAATAGAACAGATTTGTGTAATTGCAAAAGTTGTACCTGGAACGGCAATGGAATTACACCAACAATACAATCGTACTGTGTAGTAAGTTTCTTCAGTTCATCTATGTTATTTGGCAGTGTGTCTATTTTATTTATATTAATGCACACTGTTGCTAAATCCTCTTGTTGCATCCTCAAAAGTTCGTGCCTGGTTACTAGCAAGCAGTTCTGAAATTTCATAGGTTGGGATTGACCTGAACTTGAAGCTTGACCTGGAGTAGAGGTGTATTGACTTTGAATCTGTGCCATTTTTTATCCCCACTATACTCTTCGCAGAATCGGTATATAAAGTTTTCTGCCTAACATAACTGCACAACCACGAGGGGCGAAAGGGCGAGTAGAAATTCTCAGACAGCTGTTTGAGAGAAAAGCGTCCAGCAGTGACAGCTGAACAAGTACGAAAGCCCGACCCTCACGGCAAAATCCCTCAAACAGCTGTTTGAGGGAGAACGTGTTTAAAAACACGGCTTATCTGAGCCAGAACTTGGGTGAGCCGAAATTATGAATTTAAAAAATTCTCCTAAAAGGGATCAAAAATGGAAGAATATACATTTGCTTCGTGCTGAATTCCTTCAATCCCTTTATGGATGCGATGGTGAAGGGGCATGTCTAAATTTAATTATGATGATACTTCCGTTTCCTTCAATCCCTTTTACGGATGCCTCAAAGTTTATACTCAGCCGACTTTAATAAGTTTTTCTGTACTCCATGGGAAGGCTCAGGATACAAAAAGAATGAGAAGTTGAGAAGTATTCTCCAAGAAATTCGTCTACCTCGGCTTTGCGAAAAAATCCAGGATACTGCTTTGCCTGCCGTGGGACTTACTTACCAGTTGCTGTATTTCTTTCAGTTTCCTCCTTATGTAATTGACGTCCTTTAACTGCTGAAATCTGCCGAGTAACATCAAAGTAACGTCTCCGTAGTCGAAAGAATAGAATAAGGCTTCTTTCAGCTCGTGCCTAGTAGAAATGCCAAGATACCAGTGCTGGTATTTAGACGCTTTAATGAAATCATGGATTGTATAGTCTCTGTACTTCGGATCAGACGCGTATCCTGCAATCACTTTATAGTTATTTTCCCTCAGCTTGTCGGCAATTTCTAGCTGGCTCAGGGTATGAATAGGGACAACGTAAGCTATGTTCTTTGGGACTGGAAGAACGTAATTAATATTGTCTGGGTATAACGCTACCTCTATCTTGTTTCTGTTAAACCAGAGTTCCCTCAAGTATTTCTTATAATTTCTCTCTATAAGCAACGCCTTTTTGTTGTCAAAAAACCTGGGGTATATTATATAGCCAGTGACGTCTTGAAGCTTCTGAATTAGAGGGTTATAGCCTAATGCTAGAATCATTTTAACCCCCATTAGTACCCTGGGCATGAAGTTATTTAAATTTCTAACGAGTTGTGCAGAACTGCGACGGGTGGGTGAGTCGAACAAACCCTCAAACAGCTGTTTGAGGGAAAAATGCCGTTCGACCAACCCCAGCGTGCTGAGCCAGCCTGCACGGGGAAAGGGTATAAAACAAACCGTTCTTTCTCTTCATAAAAAATAAAATCATACCTTCGCTTCTAGATTGACTATAATGAAGTCCTTGTCGAGTGTCAATATCCAGCCGTAGTCCTTCATTTTCCTCAGGATGTTGTAAGCTTCCAGGGCGTCGCATTCCATAAAAGCGGAGGCAAGCTTGATCAACCTCTCCCTGTCAATGCTTAGGACTCCGTGTCTGCACTCTGTTATGCTGACAAGGAACCTGTGAAACTCGACGGCTTTCCTGTACTCGTCTTCAGTCATAGCCGTCGCTAGACCGTCAATATAACTGTTGGTTTTTGAAATTCTTTTCGTACTTTTCATAACTTGAATATAACCACTTATGGTTTATTAACTTTACCGTGTTTCTCTCAATAGACCATGAAGTTATTGAAAAAGTAACAACTCGGTGAAATTAACCCCTATATAATATTAAACAAAAAATAAAAGGGAATAAACCCAGGGCTATAGCAAGTGTGCTACAAGGGCTACAAGGCTTACTAGGGGGCTTACTGGGGGCTTTTACAGTACGCTACACTAGTAGCTCCTTATATTATATTATATTTAGTTTTTAGATAGAGATACTTTACAGTATACTAGACACGTGCAACGACTGCCCTGTTTCTGTTCACGCCGTCAATTTCTACCCTTACACTAAAAATTTCTCTTCATAAAGTACGTCGTTTTAGGAAAAATTTCTGTTCATCACATTAATAATTGTAATTTATTTCTGTTCATGTCTTCCCAGGATTTCCATCCTTATAAAGAAATAAAATGAAAACAGTGCTGGTCTAGACATTAATTTTGTAATAACTCCCAGCTTTACGAGGAGAAATTGTAAAGAATTTTTGGTAATGCAGAAGAAAGTTTTTGAAATTAAACCTGAGACTTACGTTCTTTGAATTTTTATTACTAAAATGAGAAAAAAAGTTGATAAAGTTAGGCGTCGGGATTAACGCTTTTTAACGTTCGGGGAACTTGGGCTTCAACGCCCAAGCCTCAAGAATGTGGGTAGGGATATTGAAGCCCAACCCCTCAATGATGGTCTTCAAAAAGTTAAATATCCTGTCAAACTTGAATGTGAATTTTGTTATTTCAACTAATTTTTGTAGCCTGAAAATTATCTTGGTATATATCCATTGCTTTACAGAATCCAGCGTCGTAAACGCTTCTACCTTATGTTTCTTTAATATCTCCTTAGCCCCTGGACTGAATGAAAAAGCCACGATACCAGGGAAAACATGATACCCTTTGGCTCGCAGTTTATTTACTATTTTATAGATCTGGTTGAGTTTCCACGGCAACTGAGATGGCACGATTGGCTTAGAAGTTTGGAACGAGAAATAGATAACGAAAGCAGTTTTCCTCTGCTTCTTAGTCCATTCACTAGTCCATGGATCTTCCAACAGAAGCACAAGTATTTTTCCTCCATATCCATCTTCATGAACTTCAATAGATCCCCTTTCTTCTTTGATTCGTGTTTTCGCCCACCGTGGCAAATTTATCAGATCTATTACGTCCTTAATACCGAGCAATTGTTTCCTTAAACTGCCAAAGATCTTTATGACTTGTCCCTTTATCTCGTATAAAGAAAGAGATTGAGAGAAAAGTTTATTAGCAGAAGAAGATACATTATTTATTGACCTAAACGCCATTTTTCTTCTCTTCCCCCCACCCTTAAATTATAATAAATTCTTCCTTATATATTATTCTCCCCTTTCTTTCCTTGCTTTACGCCCGCTTTCTCACCACTGTGAGGCTTCCCGCTCTTGACTCACTTTCCTTCTCAAACAGCTGTTTTAACAAATAGTCCTCTCCTTTCTCGCCAACAGTCCCTCCTAACTTGTTAGCCATAAAGCTTAAAAGACTAGTTTGGTAATACATAAACTGGGGGTAAAAAATGAAAATAAAATTGAACCCCGAGATGAGTGTCGTAACCTTTAAGTTAGAGGAGGATCTACTCCAAAAACTCGATTTATATGCTATGAAGTCAGGGTTAACTAGAAGCGATGTGATTAGAGAAGCACTGGAATCCTATGATTGGGGGAATAAGAAGAAAATAATGCCAATTCGTATTCGTACGATAACAGTTAAACTGGAGGGGGAGTTATTGCAAAAGCTCGATTTATACGCTGTGAATGCAAGGGTAACTAGAAGTCAGGTAATTAGAGAAGCTCTCAAACATTATCTATCCTCATTTGATGGTGAGGGCGGTGAGCAATGAGAGTACCAATTGAAGTACATCATCATGACCTAGAAGAGTACTGCTATTATGATGAACATGAAAGGGCTGTAATATGCGACGACTACCACGCCGAATATGAATACTCAATAGACGAAGTAGAGTTCGAGTACACTGACTTGGAAGACATAGTTAATGAGTATTTCGACGACATTATCGACATCATAACTGACAACAAACGTTACAGAGAGAAATTACTTAAGAAGCTCGAAAAAAGCTCAAAACATTAAGCATTACGAGTTTTTCCCATTTCTTCTCTTCTTTTTAAAAGCTGTATTACTTTTTTGAAATCTAATTCTCTCTTTTCCTTACTCATCTGCTTTATGATTTCCATTGCTCTCCTAAGTACCCTGTTTTGCCTCTTTAACTTTCTATTTTCATTTCTCAACCTTTTATTCTCTTTCTGCAATTTCTCTAATTTTCGTTCTAGGGTACTGATAGTATTAATAGCTTTAGCGTACTCGAGCCGTAATTCCTCATTTTCCTTAATTATTTCATCTTTTGTCATAAGAGTCCAGCTCAAACTTGGAACAAAAGGTTTAAAAATGGTGTAAAGAAGGTTTATAGAAGTTTTATGGGGCTTATTCAATTTTTTTCCTCACCCTTCGCGGTTCTCGAGGAAGCTAACCGAGACGTCACGCGATCCGCGACAAAATGTTTTTAAACAGCTGTTTGAGAATATAAAATGAGGGGCAAAAATGGCTCAGGAATGGGATGAAGATGAAGAAAATTATAGACAGGAAATGGAAAAGGTAATCGACCTTCTGGAGGAATGTAATATCGATTTTAAGGTCGAAGGCGATAAGATACTCATAAAGGGTGATGTTGAGTACGCAGAGATCTTCTCTCTGCCAGCAATAACAATCGTGCAGGGAGATAACCTGATAGGTTTCGACAAGTTGTGGGGCTTTAACAAAATCACAGTCAACACCCCTACTGGCGTAAAAGAGGTTGAACTACCCCAAGGAGTATATGCGAATTATCAGTACCCATATCTTATTATCCACTTCTAATCGGTTTTCCCCGAACTAAATCTACCTCGGTTCTTAACCCTCATTAGTTAGGGAGCGATATTACGCAGTCCATAATACTAAATATTTATAAACAGCTGTTTGTGAATGAGAATCAGTATGACAGAATCAATCGTTCAAACTCAAATCTATCAAGCACAAGACGCTGAATGCATGGAGCTAGTTTCAGACGGCATATATACTATTTGTGCGGAAACAGGGGAAGTTATTGGGTACGACTATGAGACATTTTTTGTAACTAACTCAGAAGGCATAGATAAGAAATCTGGTTCCAAATCCGACAGGGTTTTTTCTCACTATCGCCCGCACAACGTCCTTTTACCTAATGCGGGGATCGGAACTATCCCTGCAGGGTTCGGCAGAAACCTAAGGACTTACGCCTTCGCACATAGACTATCTAAATTAATTACCGATTCTGCACAAAAAGCCGTCTTCATGCGTGTAGCACAAAAAATCGCTCACAAGAAAATTAAGCATAAACTCTACATAATCGGTGCTTTTGCCATTCGTTATTGCTCCGTCGATTTTGACCAAGTCTTACAGCTCTTGCTCAACTTCTCTGAGCAAGACGAGGAGACCGTAAGAAAGAGGCTTTCCCGTACCATAGAAACTCTGAGTTTTATTCTTAATCATAAGAAGGTGGGTTTGGCAGACATAGAACTGCAGACGCGTAAACAGTTTCTCCAAGAATTCACGTACGACCTTCTTAGCAAGTACGGGTATACTAAGTACGCAGACAAATTCCTAAAACTCTACCATCCCAGCCTGGTCAAAATAGCAGTAATATTATTGCTTCTAAAGGACAACCGTAAGGAGGAGGCAAAACAGTTGTATGAGTCTCCACCGAAATTCAAGACGGGGTTTAAGCACTTTATTGTTGACTATGAAATTAACGGGCAAAGATATGTCAAAAGACTAAAGCATAGTCGCTTAAGATCTCTAGTATTTGGTGACTCACGCGTGTATAGCTTCAGGATAACCCTGTAGTAATGCGGTGAGGCATGATATGTTCCCATTTCCAGCTTCTCTTTATAAAAATATCTTTTTCTCTATCTATCTTTAGTATAATAGGTTAGTTCACAGCCCTTCTCAATTATATCACTTATCGTAACCACGTTATGACGTGTTGAAAATTTCTCTCAACCATATGTTTGGCTAATCTAAACGAAAAATTTTGAGAATTTGGCATGCAACGGAGCAAAACATCACAAGTAAAATATTGTATAGGAAATCTTTTCCAACTGAAAAATATTATTATTAGCCATATCACAGAACAAAACAGAGTAGACAAACTATCACTATTGGTATAAAAACCGCTTCCGTAAATATCTGCATAGGCAAACTATCACTATAAATATATATAAGAAGCACAGAACAGAACAAAACAACGAAAATAATACTACTGTTACAACATTTCTACCTAGTATAAAAAGGAACTCAATAAAGTATATACTGGAGAAATTATCTTGGGGGGACTGACTTCCTCCCCGCCCTGGAAGGGTCGAGGGTTCCCTCCCAGGGGGCTCATCGTTCCCACCATCGGTTCGGGTTTACATCCCTCATCTGGTGGGCAGTCGAGT